TGAAAAAATTCCCTAAAGCCGCTAAAGATCCTAACAGTCGCCTAAGACAGGCACGCAAACGATGGAGATGTTAAATGGCGAAGAAAAAGAAAAAAACTTTTAAAGACGCGATGAGGATGGCTTTTAGTGGGTCTAACCCATTTGGTGCGGGAGGAACTTTCTCGATGCCGACAGGAACTAGCAAAAAACCAAAAAATACTGGTACTTCTATTTCTGATAAGCAAAAACAAACTCAAACAGGTGGGCTACCTAGAGCTCCTAAAAAATCAGTACGCCCTAAAGCTGCACCGAGGGCATCTCAAAAGTTAAGTGCTAGAGAAGCTGCAGAGTTAAAACAAAGCGGTGTTAAGTACGAGGGTATACCTGAAGGATCTGTACCAGCTACAGCTATGCCAAAAGGTAATATGATGTTGTCAGCTAGAGACAGAGCTGAGATGGGTATGAAAAAAGGCGGTAGAGTTCGCGGAGCAGGTATTGCCCGCAAGGGCGTCCGTCCAGCAAAAATGAGGTGATAAAATGATGAAGAAAAAAGGTTACAAGAACGGTGGCAAAATGATGAAGAAAGGCTACAAAGGGGGCGGTAAAACTGAGTTTCCTGATTTAACAGGTGATGGTAAAGTTACCCAAGCTGATATACTTAAAGGCAGAGGTGTAAAGTCTGCTAGAGGCGGTGGCATGATGAAGAAAAAAGGTTTTGCTAACGGCGGCATGATGAAGAAAAAAGGCATGAAAAAAGGCGGTAAAGTTCGCGGCGCAGGTATTGCTCGTAAAGGTGTACGTCCAGCAAAAATGGTATAGTTTATGAGCGACTACGAAAAGTTAGCTACTAAAGGTAGAGACTACATTAAGAAACTCAAAGAGAAGTTTCGTGAAGGTATGTCAGAAATGGATTATAAACTCTATAGTATGCAAACAGAAAAAGGGGCAAAAGAGTACAATACACCTTACCCAGAAGTTCGTAGTGAACCAAGGTATAAAAAAGGCGGTAGAGTTCGTGGAGCAGGTATTGCCCGTAAAGGTGTACGAAAGTGTAAAATGAGGTAGTCATGTATGAGTACGCTATAAAAGAAGTTGTTAAGATTGTTGATGGCGATACCGTAGATGTTATTATTGATTTAGGGTTTAACCTTTCTAAAAAAGAACGAATACGGCTTGCTGGTATAGACACGCCTGAGAGTAGAACTAGAGACCTAGAAGAAAAAGCAATGGGTCTCGAAGCTAAAGATTATTTAACAAACAAAATTGAGGCTTGCGATGCTTTACGGGTTAAAACCGAGAAGGATGGTAAGTATGGGCGTATGCTAGGTTGGCTATACGACGGAGATGCTAATATAAACATGATAATGGTGACGGATGGTTATGCTTGGGAGTATGATGGGGGTACAAAAGACAAAAGCCTCGAAGCTCTCAGAGCTATACGAAATGCTAAAGGAGATGCTGATGGCGATAAATCGATCACAGATGCAGACGCAGATACAACGTCCACCTAATAAATATTCAAAGCTTTCACAAAAACGAAAGAAAGTAGCTGCAAGGGAGAGAAAAAGAAAGGATGGCGTATCTACAAAGTAATATACCGTATTTTAAAGCGTGGGTTCGGAGAGAATACACTAAAAATTTAGAAGAATATCATGGAGATTTTTTACACGCTATGGTCGTCGCAGTAACAACAATGCCAAACAGGACACTCAGTTTTCAAGTTATATTTACTGGGTGTGAGTCTGATGATACTGACGATCCAAATGTTCATGGAGGGGCTATGTGGGCGCGTATGCCGTTAACAGCACTTGTTGCAGATGTGCCATACGAAGAGTGGCCTACAGAACTTCCCCCCTATATAGCGCAACCTTGGGATTGTATGTCCCATAACCACGCTGTTTATAAGATAGAGAGGGCTTCACCTGCACCTTGGATAGCAAAAGTTGATGGTGAGTTCTTCCCTGCTAAATACTATTTCACTGTGGATTACACGGACAGTGAGGTAGCAGATGACCCCGCACAACATAAACAGAGTCATGTACTTGAATTATTAGACGCAGGAGAGTATACAGGTAATATTGTTGCTCTACCCAACAATAGAGTTCGGGTTACTCACCCTGCGTGGTTTGAAACAGGTCAAGGTGCACCAGATTTTAAACCAAACCAACATACTTTTAATTCAAAAGAAGACGTGTCTTATGTTTGGGATACGCAACGTGTGTTTAACAATATGTATACGGAGGAAGAAGAAGATGCGTAGATACTATAAATCAGGGGGCAAAATTTGTGCCAAAGGTAAGTCTTGGGCAAAACGTACTTTTGATACTTACCCTAGCGCATATGCTAATATGGCTGCCTCTAAGTACTGTAAAGATCCTAACTATGCTAAGGGTAGTAAAGGAAAGAAGAAAAAGTAATGGGTGATTTAAAGAAATGGGTAGACCAAGACTGGGTTAGGATTGGTACAGACGGTAAGATTAAAGGTAAGTGTGGTACTTCTAAGGATAAGAAGAACCCAGATCGATGTTTGCCCAGAAGTAAAGCAAGTAGTTTAAGTCAGTCACAACGAGCAACGACTGCAAAAAAGAAGAAGCGGGAGGGAGCAAAAGGAAAAACAGTAGTAAAGAACACAAAACCTGCTACAGTACGCCTTAACGGTGGTGGTTTAGCCCGAAAAAGGAGAGATGTAGCAAGGGGTTGTGGAGCTGTTCAAGAGTCAAGACGTAAGAAAACTTTATATATTTAGGAGATAAGTATGACAGATTTAGAGATGATTAGTATTGGTAGTAACCTCGATGGTGACCCTGTTTACCAAGTAGGAAGTAGAAACAGCGACGGTAAAATGATGTTAGCATCTACCACAATAATGACTGAAGCCGAAGCAAAAGCTATGATTAAAGCATCTGCGGAAGTAGTTGAAGAAGCTGAAGTAGTTGAAGAAGCTGAAGTAGTTGAAGAAGCTGAAGTAGTCGAAGAAGCTGAAGAGTCTGTAGATGTAGATAGTATGAGTAAAGTACAACTAGAGACATATATGCGTGAACATGGCATTGAGCTTGACCGACGTAAAAAGAAAAAAGATCTACTAGCTCAAGTAAAAGCGTTTTTTAAGGAATAGACAATGGCTACTTCGGGAACCACCGCCTTTGATATGGACTTCACAGAGATTGCTGAAGAAGCGTGGGAGCGTGCGGGACGCGAGATGCGTTCTGGTTATGATTTAAGAACTGCCCGTAGGTCTATGAATTTAATGACTATTGAGTGGCAGAACCGTGGCATTAATATGTGGACTATCGATAGTGGTACAGTGACACTGGTATCAGGTACTTCACGGTATGATTTACCAGCAGACACGGTAGACCTTCTTGAACATGTGGTACGCACGGATAGTGGTAGTACTACAAAACAATCTGATCTCACCATAAGTCGTATTAGTGTGAGTACCTACGCTGCTATCCCAAACAAGTTAACACAAGGTAGACCTATTCAAGTGTGGGTTGAACGGTTAGCGACTCCAAAAATCAATGTGTGGCCTGTGCCTGATAAAAGTGGGTACATATTTGCGTATTGGCGTATACGTAGAGTAGAAGACGCAGGTAGTGGTGTAGAAACCGCAGACATGACATTTAGGTTTTTGCCTTGTCTTGTAGCAGGACTAGCGTACCATATAGCCATGAAAATTCCTGAACTTGTTGAAAGAGTACCGATGCTAAAGGCCGCATATGAAGAAGAATTTGCTAGAGCTGCAAGTGAAGATAGAGAGAAAACCTCCGCTATCTTTGTACCTCGTGTGAGTAGTATTTAATATGGCACGAGCCTTTGCATCTAACGATAAAGCGATAGCAGAATGTGATATTTGTGGGTTTCGTTACAAATTAAAAGAGTTGCGTAACATAATCAAAAAAGGTAAAGATACAAACATAAAAGCGTGTCGTGAGTGTTGGGGGCCAGACCATCCGCAGAATAAATTAGGGATGCGCCCTGTACACGATCCACAAGCAATACGTAACCCACGTCCTGATTTTGCAGGATATGATAGTAATAGGAATATACAATGGGGTTGGAACCCTGTAGGTGATGGCAAGAACATATATGATTTAACCATTAACAACCTAGAAGCAACTGGAGCTATAGGTGACGTAACAGTAACAATTACATAGAGGTGCAATTATGATGAAGAAAAAGGGTTACGCTAACGGCGGCAAGATGATGAAGAAAGGTTACGCTAACGGTGGTAAAGTAAACACCAAGGGTGGCGCTAAAGGTGGCAAAAAGAAAGAACGTAAAGTTAAAATACGCGGCACAGGTGCAGCCACTAAAGGGTTATTTTCAAGAGGGCCAATGGGATAAGATATGAATTATTCTTCGCTCAAAACAAATATAGAGGATATCTGTGAGACTTCTTTTACAGATGACCAACTTGCTATGTTTACGCAACAGGCAGAAGAGAAGATATATAACGCAGTACAAATACCTGCTCTACGTAAGGTAGATACTGGCCCTTTGGTATCTACAAACAAGCTATACACTCTGCCAAGTGATTATTTGTATACCTACAGCATCTCTATTATTAGCAGTAGCACGCATACGTATTTACTAAACAAAGACGTTAATTTTTTAAAAGAAGCATACCCTTCTACTGCTAGCGCAAAATATGGCGCTCCTAAGTTTTATGCCCAATATAGCGAAACACAGATTGCATTAGCTCCTACACCTGACGCTAATTACGAACTTGAGCATATATACGGATTCTACCCTACATCTATTGTAACTGCATCTACAACATGGCTTGGAGATAACGCAAGTTCTGCGTTGTTAAATGGCGCATTGGTTGAAGCTATACGGTTCCAAAAAGGAGAACCAGATGTTGTTGCTAATTACGAGAAATTATATTTAATATCTATGGAATTGTTAAAAAATCTTGGAGATGGGTACTTACGTAGAGACGCTTATCGATCTGGGCAGTATAGGGAAAAAGTATAGATAATGGCTTTTACTGGTAATTATATGTGTACATCGTTTAAAGTCGCTCTGTTAAACGGAGAGATGGACTTTAGCTCTGATACGTCTCAGTCCTTTAAGATTGCTTTATATACCTCTGACGCAACTCTGAACGCTGCTACAACCGCATATAGTACAACAAATGAAGCATCAGGTACAGGATACACCGCAGGGGGTAACACATTAACCATAGCTACAAACCCTACTAGTGATACAGATGGTACTGTGGCTTACTTAGACTTTTCAGATACATCATGGACGAGTTCCTCAATTACAGCGCGTGGGGCGCTGATATACAAATCTGGTGGTACAACTCCCGCAGTTGCAGTACTAGACTTTGGTTCAGAGAAAACGTCAAGTGATAGCACATTTACAATAACATTCCCCACATCAGCGGCTTCAAGCGCAATTATACGCGTTGGATAGAAAGGTTTAGACGATGGCAAGTACTTATGAGAATGACCTCAGACTCCAAGAGATTGGCACAGGCGAGCAGTCTGGTACATGGGGTACGACCACAAACACAAACTTAGAGTTAATTGGTGAAGCACTTTCCTACAGCGCTACAGGCGAAGCAATAGCTAATGCAAGTACACATACTATAACAGTGGCAGATGGGGTAGCCGACGAAGCACGTTGTTTCTACTTAAAATGTACAGGTGGAGGGCAAGCATGTACAGTTACACTTGCACCTAACTCACTGTCTAAAGTCTGGGTTATTGAGAACACAACTAGCTATACACTGACGTTTACTCAAGGTTCTGGCGCTAACGTCGCTATACTTGCAGGTCAAGTTAAGATGATAGCTACCGATGGCGCAGGTTCTGGCGCAGCAATTTATGACCTTATGCAAGACCTGGCTGTACCTGACTTGTTTGTAGATGATGACTTAACTCTGCAGTCTGACGCTGCGGTACTTGGTTTTGGTGCAGATAAAGATACTACACTGACACATGTTGCTGACACTGGGTTACTATTAAACAGTACACGACAACTACAGTTTGGAGACTCAGGAACGTATATTCATCAAAGTGCTGATGGAGTCCTTGATTTAGTATCCGATACAGAAATAGAGATTAACGCTACAACCATAGATATAAATGGTGCAGTAGATGTTTCTGGCACATATACTGGTGGTGGTTTAATGACCACAGGTGGCAACATAGTTATTCCTGACGCGGGTAATATTGGATCTGCTAGTGACACAAATGCAATCGCTATAGGCGCTGATGGTGATGTTACGCTAACTCAAGATTTAGAGCTACAACATGATGCCGCAACATTATCTTTCGGGGCAGACAACGATGTCATTCTTACGCACGTAGCTGATACAGGGTTGCTGTTAAATTCAACAATGCAACTTCAGTTTAATGATGCATCACAATATATTAATGCTCCTAGTGCCACAGTACTAGATATTAATGCTACAGATGAGATTGAGCTTAACGCTACGCTTGTAGATGTTAACGCTAACTTAGACGTTTCTGGTACATCACAACTTACAGGAGTAGTTACCTTTACAGCCACTCCAGTGTTTAGTTCAGACATTACTATTGAAGATGATTTATTCCTAGATAGTGACGCAGCAGTAATTCACTTAGGTGAAGATGGAGACGTAACTCTTACGCACGTAGCTGATACAGGCATATTGTTAAATTCAACAATGCAACTTCAGTTTAACGATGCGTCACAATATATTAACGCTCCTAGCGCGACTGTCCTAGATATTAACGCTACAGATGAGGTAGAACTTAACGCTACATTAGTAGATATAAATGCTAACTTAGAAGTCTCAGGCACTGCCGCAATAACAGGAATTGCCACCTTTACTGACGATATAATCATTGGTGATGGTAAGACTATTGGCTCTGCCTCAGATGTGGACGCCATGACTATAGCTTCTAACGGGCAAGTAACCTTTACGCAAACACTCATTGGTACAGCACTAGACATCTCAGGCGATATAGACGTAGACGGAACGACTAACCTAGACGTGGTGGATATTGATGGTGCTGTTGATATGGCTTCTACTCTTGGTGTTACAGGTGTAGTAACGGCTAATGCTGGCGTGGTTGTAGATAATATTACAATCGATGGCACTGAAATAGACTTATCTTCTGGTGACCTTACGCTAGATGTAGCAGGAAACATATTATTAAACGCTGATGGTGGCGGTGTTTATTTTCAAGATGC